AACTAATTCAACTCAATGATAGCGGAAAAGAATTCTGGGATGTATTGTTTATCACTTAAATACGAATAGGTTGTTAATCCTGTAAAATCTCCATACACAGTTACATTATCATTTTCTAATAATCTTGCTCCGCGAGCTTCTTTGTCATCAGGATTTGTGAGATAAATATATCCTTGATCAGTAGACAAGAGATAATCAGCAGAATAATCGGATTCGTCTATTATTTGCACAATTCGTCCGGAAATCTTGTAGTATTTATCTTTGTATTCGTCTGGATTTCGTTCTGCAGATTCATAGTCGAATTCATTTAGACTGGATTTGTATGTATCATATACGCTTTGTAAATCTTCTTTTCCAATAATTTCTGAAGCTAAAATGGTAGAAGTTCCGAAGGAATTATCACTGTATATAGTTGTTGCATAGCGGACAACATCACCGTTTTCTGCTTCCATGAATCCTTTACTTGCTTCGGAATCATCGACATCGTGCATGTAAGACGGAGAATAAAAATATCCATCATTTCCTTTTATCCAACAGGAGAAAGAGCAAGAATCACCGTCTGAATAATTGCGGTCTATCTTTTTATCGATCACAACGTCAACACATACATCTTGACCGGTATATTTCCCGGCAGCAAAGTCTTCGTAACTAGCAAGAGGAAGGTTATTTAAAAAATCTGCTTCTGTTTCAGAATCAGCACTTGTTTTATCGTCTAAGCGAACCTCGTCAAAAGATTCAAGTTCATCAAGACTTAAACCGAATTCTGTATCGGTGATTCCATCCGTGGTGCGTACATAATGCCAAGTTTCTCCAAAATCAGTCGTTGTAGCCATAATAAATTTAGAAGCATCATTAAAATATGCAGTTTTGATGTGAATGCTTTCGGCCTTTTCATCAATATCAGATAATTCTTCTTTGATAGCGTTGAATGCAATTCTAACTTCTTGTCCAAACGTAAAACCACCGTGGTAAACAAGATCAATATTTATAGAAAATGGATTTTGAGGATTCTTTCTGGAAGAATGTACAACCACTTTATCAACTTCTGTATTGGCAGTTTCCCAAGGGGAATGTTCTTCTATGTTGTCTTTGATTCGCTTGCCTAATTTTGAACGGAACGTTAAAGATTCATAATATTCGGTACTAGCCTCCGTAGCGACTTCAGGAGTTGATTTTTCTGTTTCTTGCTGAGCTTCAGAACCAAATAATAGCTCTGAGTCTACGTTACATCCTACTAAGTTACAGCAGGAAAACACACATAATAAGATTAAAACCTTCTTTTTCATATTTCACTTTCTCCTTTGAATACTTTTCTCTTTTCTAGAGATAATAACACCATGAAAATATTATTATCTCAATTCTTAGAACAGCATCACCTGTCAATCCGGCAGGCGGCAATTATGACCGGCGTTCCCCGGTCTACGATCGGTGACATAGTGACCGGTCAGGTATGCCCTACACTGGCAACTATGGAACAGTTGGCAGCAGGGCTGAAAACCACTATTTCTGACTTGTACGAGTCTGAGTATAAGTGATTTTCAAAAAGCGTCCGGGATTCCGGACAACGCACAACTTTTTTCCTCCTGAAACGTTTGTTAAGATGAAAGGAAAATTTTACTAAAACAAATGTTCGAAAACAGTTGCATCACAAATATTTCTGTGATAATATGAAATCAGAATTTCGAACAAATGTTTGAAAAACGTGATCGGGAGGTACATAAGATGGATTACAAAAACGAGATTATAAAACTGATTAACAAATTGAATGCTTCTGATGAAACATTTTTGAAACAGGTTTACATCATTATCAAGAAGCATTTTGAAAGAGAGGGACGCTAGTCCCTTTTCTTTTTTGTCAAATTGTCAGCCAGTTTCTCGGCTGCTTCCATAAGTACCTTTTGTGATGCGGGAGATAGTTCGCTGTACGTTTTGACTATCTCCAAAATTATACTGTAAAAAGCGTTGTCTTTTCCTTCTTCTAACAGATCTGAAACAATACCAGCTATTTCCTCATCTTCTGAGAGTTGCTGATACATCTCTCCATCACCTGTTTTCAGCCATTCTTCACTGACATTGAACTCACGGCATATCGCCCGACTCATTTGTTCCGTGAGATTTCTCTTTTCTTTTTCAATATTGGAGATTGCCACTTTGGTCACTCCGAGCTTATTTCCGAATTGTTCCATTGTCATTTCTAAGCTTTTTCGGATTTCTTTGACACGCTCACCTTGCGTCATTCATTCGCCTCCCTTCATTGTATTTTCTGAAATAAGGATAACACTGTACGAGCAAAAAGTCAACAAAAAAAGTTAGCAAAGCTAACAAAAAGCACTTGACAATGTTCTCAAAGATTACTATAATGTAATCAACGATAACGAAGCAAGCAAAACGCAGGAGGTAAATAAAATGTTGAAATCTGAATTTGAAAGCCTTGCAGGTAGAGCAGTAACCAACGAACAGTACAGAGCAATCGAAATATTATACATGAGCAGCAACCTTGAAAAAGCAGAATTTGTGAAAAGCATGAGACCGATGCTCAAGAACATCCCGCAACCGGAAAAGAAAAAAGATATCAAAAGAATGGTAGTGAGAGACCACGGCGGTTTCAGAAAGACACCGAACGGATGCTATTACCACATCGAATATGTTGAACTTGTAGACATCGACATCAAGACAGGAAAATACATCATCAAGCCACTTGAGGAGAAAGATTTCGAGCAGTTGGCAAAAGACGGACACGACCTTGCTTTAGACACATGGTTTGATTTTGATTATGAGGATTGCATCGACGAAAAGAAAAAGCCGATTGAACTGAAATATTAAAGCCGAAACGGGGCATAGTCCCCGTCCGATCACGATGGCAACGTGGTCGCCGATGATGGCAAGCCAATACAGAAAGGAGAGAATCGAATGAGAGAAACGAAAAAGAAGCTGTTGCAGGAAACAGTTATGATTCTGAAAAAGCTGGACAAAGAAAGCCTGGCAATCATCAGAAGCAACGCAGAGATCCTGAGAGCCAGAGACACTCTCGAAGAACAGAAAGCGGGGTAGAAATGGAAAAGCAAACGGAAGGAGGGGGAGATGTGAAAAAGAGACCAAAGAAACGTAAGGATTTCGATGACTTAGCAGAAACAGCATTGAAGATATGCGGAAAAATATTTTGGCCAGTGTTTATTTTGTGGATAATTTTTTCACTGGCCAAGATAATGATTGATTTTGGCTTAATTACATAAGACGTTCAGAAATTTCTTGCATAGGATATGAGATAGCACGGTATTTCTCATCTACTAAACGAGGTTTAACCAGTTTTCCGTAGTTATCAATTGCTATTTCAAAATGTTCTGAATAATGCTTTTTCCCGGAATGATAGCAGATATCAAAGGTGGAAGTACCGCCCTTGTATTCATACAACTTGAATGGAGCAAGGAATTTTTGACCAGGTGCAATTGAATTTCCGGAAATTCCATCAAAAATAGTTGAAATATCTGCCAGTGATTTTGGATGGTTCTTTATAACATCATTATATGTGAGCGAATCAATATATGCAGCAGATGTGCCGAAATTTTTTATTACAAAATAACCGGTGGGTTCGCCACATTGTGTGTAATCAAAATAGATACATATATACGGTCGAGTAGAATTTTCAATCATTTTATTGTTTTGACGTAAAGTTATAACAACAGTAACTATGGAAATAACAGCCAAAATAAATGACAGCACAGAGAGTACAATATTAACTTTTGTTGATATATCCATATAATTCTCCTTTCTTACATACTCGGCATGGCAGTGCCTGTATAACAAGGATAAGAGAAAAACAGGGTGGAGTCAATAAAGAAAGCGGGGTAAGGAAATGTTGAAACCATTAGCAATCCTGTTGTTGTTCTGGATTGCGATTCTGACACTGGATGAATAGAAAAAGTGAGGTGATAAGATGCCAAAAAGCAATTTTTGTCAGCCCAAAACAGACGAGCGTCTTGATTTTCTGAGAGAAGCCGTTGACGGCGGAATGTCAAGAAACAAAATCAAAACAAAAGAGCTTTCAGTCAAAACCGGCATCAATAAAAGTACGCTGTATAAGCGAAGACAGAAGCCGGAGACCATGACAATCGGAGAACTGTTAATCTTGAAAGACACATTGAAGATCGACAAGCATCTTTTGATGAAAGCACTGATTGAAGGGAGATAAAAGCAGATGAAAAGAAGAGAAACAGAAGCAACAGAAGAAGTGGAAGAAACAACAGGAGCGGCTGTACTCGCTCCGATTTTAGCCACAGCGGCAGCAATATTTGCCTTCTGGTGGCTGGGAAAGTACAGCCTGTTGAATGAGCGTGACATTGTCGGAACAGCAATTACCGTGTGGTGTGCGGTGCTGATCCGTGTGCTGATGTGGGTGAGCAAGGAGGAAGCAGAATGATCGGAGTAAGCGAAGGGAAAGACCAGGAAGCCAGAGCCATCCTGGAACTGGCCGGGATTGATTCAAGCAAGTACCGGATCCAGTCAAATAACAGTACATATGTACATGCGGTAGATGATAAGACACATAAGTTTGTGATCGTTGAGAAAGCGACACTCGAGGTAGTAAAAAGTCCCGGTGCTTTGGCGGGCGATCCGGGACACAAAAATAATAACACAGCTCAATTATAGAGCAAATACAGGAGGGTTTCAAGTGAAATTATATAAATTGATCTCAACAGCAAACATGAGCCACGAAGAATGGCTTCGATACAGAAAACTGGGCATCGGTGGAAGTGATGCCGGAAGCATCTGCGGATTAAATCCGTACAGCTCTGCAATCGCTGTTTTCCAGGACAAGACACAGAAAGAAGTAGAAGAAAAAGAAGATAATGAGGCAATGAGACAGGGAAGAGACTTGGAGGAATATGTAGCTCGGAGATTTTCAGAAGAGACAGGGAAAAAGGTACGCCGTGCCAATGCGATCTATGGACATCCGGAGCATGATTTCATGCTGGCAAATGTTGACCGCCTGGTTGTTGGTGAGAACGCCGGGCTGGAATGTAAAACCGCATCTGCCTATTCTGCTGATAAGTGGAAAGACGGGCACATCCCGGAATCCTACGAGATCCAGTGCCATCACTACATGGCAGTGACCGGAGCGGATGCCTGGTATATTGCCTGCGTAGTGCTTGGAAAAGAATTCATCTGGCGGAAGATCGAACGCGATGAGGAAACGATCCAGATGCTGATTGATATTGAAAGCGATTTCTGGCTGAATAATGTCAAGGCAGACAAGATGCCGGCACCGGATGGAAGCAAGGCAGCGGAAGAGCTGTTACAGAAGTATTATGGAAGTTCCGAACCGGAAAAGATGATCCCGTTGGTTGATTTTGACGAGAAACTGGAACGCCGTGCAGAGATCAGCGACCTTCAGGACAAGCTGGAAAAAGAGAAAAAACAGATCGAGCAGGAGATCAAGGTATATATGGAAGATGCGGAGATGGCAGTATCGGATCTGTACCGCGTCACCTGGAAGAGTGTAACTGCAAACCGTGTAGATTCGAAGCAGCTGAAAGCAGATTTTCCAGAAATCTATAAACAGGTATTAAAACAGTCTGAAAGCAGACGTTTCACCGTAAAAAGAGCTGAGAGAGCATAAGGAGGAAGCAGGATGGCAGTAAAAGACGCACTGGCAGAAAAGACCAGCAGAAAGAATGAAGCAGTGAAGCTGACAAAAAACATGAGCATCGCAGACATGATCAAGGCGATGGGGCCGGAAATCAAAAAGGCTCTGCCGCAGGTGATCACACCGGAGCGTTTCACACGCATGGCATTATCCGCACTGAACACCACACCAAAACTTGCGGAGTGTTCGCAGATGTCCTTCCTTGGGGCACTGATGAACGCAGCACAGCTTGGACTGGAACCAAACACGCCGCTTGGACAGGCGTACTTGATCCCGTATAGAAACAAAGGGAAGCTGGAGTGCCAGTTCCAGATCGGCTACAAAGGTCTGATTGACCTCGCAAACCGGAATGATAATTTCCAGACCGTTCAGGCTCGTTGTGTTTATGAGAATGATGATTTTTCCTATGAATACGGTCTGAATCCAAATATTCACCACGTTCCGGCGAGAGAAAACAAAGGAAAACTGATTTTCGTATACGCTATGTGGAAAACAGTCAACGGTGGTTTCGGTTTTGAGGTTATGAGCAAGGAAGACATTGACAACCATGCAAGCCGGTTCAGCCAGAGCTTCGGAAGTTCCTACAGCCCATGGAAAACGAACTATGAGGAGATGGCAAAGAAAACGGTCATCAAGAAGTGCCTGAAATATGCACCATTGAAAACAGATTTTGTTATGCAGATGAGCAATGATGAGAGTATCAAGAGCGAGATCAACGTCGATATGTCCGAGGTGGTCAATGAGCAGGAAGACCCGAACATTATCGACCAGGAGTATAAGGAAGTAGAAAATGAATCAGAACAATAATGAAGAACCAAAATTATTCACGTTCGTTGTACCGGGCAAGCCGCAAGGCAAAGCCCGGGCGAGGACATTTTACAACAGCAGGAGCAACAAAATGAGCAGCATGACACCGGAAAAGACGGTGCTGTATGAAAACCTGGTCAAGACCTGTTTTCGTCAGAAATACGGACAGGGACGGTTCCCAGATGATGCGTATGTAGCTGCTAATATCTTAGCTTTCTTCGAACCGCCTAAGAGCATTTCGAAGAAGAAAAGGGAAGACATGCTGACAGGGAAGATCTGGCCGGCAAAGAAGCCGGACAGTGACAACATCGCAAAGGTTGTGCTGGATGCCCTGAACGGCATCGCATACCATGATGATACACAGATCATAAAACTGAGCGTCACAAAGGCGTACAAAGAGGAAGCGTATTTGAGCGTTACTCTGATGCGGCTCGATACATAAAAAGAGAAACAGGAGGCTGGTATGGCAAGGAAGAGGCAGGAAGGGAACCGCTTTTTCCGGATGGATGCAGACTTCTTCTCAGACAGAAAGATAAAGATCCTGAAAGCCCGCTATGGGGCGGATGGGATTGTCCTGTACCTGTATCTTTTATGTGAGATCTACAAGACAGGATATTACTTACAGGTTGATGATGATTTCGAATATATCATCTCGGATGACCTGAACATGGAAGGCAACAAGGTGAAGCAGGTCTTGAACTTCTTGCTGGAACGGTCACTGTTTGACGATACACTTTTCCAGTCGGACAAGGTCTTGACCTCTGCCGGGATACAGAGGCGTTATCAGGCGATGGTGAAAGCCAGGGCCACGAAAACGCCGATCACAGCCGAGAGGTTCTGGCTTCTTTCGGAAGAAGAGACCGAAACCTTTATTAAAGTGAACCCTTCTTTAAATTCTTCTGAGAAAAAAAGCGGTTTTTCCGAGAAAAATGAGGATAATTCCAAGAAAAATAACACAAAAGGAAAGGAAAAGAAAAAAGAATATATAGATATAGATACGGCTCCGCCGGATTCCTATTTTTCTGATGATTCCCTGAACAAAGCCTTCCTGCTGTTCCTGAAGACCAGGAGGGGGGAAGGTGCAAGGATCACAGAAGAACAGGCGGAGCTGTTGAAAAAGGATCTTGAGGCATTGTCAACGGATCCGAGGGAGATGGAGGCGATTGTTAGAAAAGCGGCTGTAAGCGGCTGGAAGAGCTTCTACCCGATCAAGAAGCAGCCAGAAGCCAAGAAAAAGGAAAAGAAAACAGCAAAGAATACATTCAATGCATTTCCGCAGCGAGATTATGATTTTGACGCACTGGAAAGAACGTTGAACAATTAAGGAGGCAGTATGGAACAGTTGAAGATTTTTGAAAACGAAGAGTTTGGCAGTATCCGAACCGTGACGAGAGACGGAGAAGTGTGGTTCGTTGCGAAAGATGTAGCAGAAAAGCTGGGATATAAAAATACAAAAGATGCAGTGCTCCGTCATGTGGACCAGGAAGACAGCATCCTGAATGGGGTCGAGATTCCCGACCCCATGGGCAGAGTGCAAGTATACCGCATCATTAACGAATCTGGGCTGTATAGTCTCATCCTCAGCAGCAGACTGGAATCTGCAAAGCGTTTCAAACGCTGGGTGACATCAGAAGTGCTGCCGGCGATCCGCAAGACCGGGAGCTATGAGATGGACGACTATTCGCCGGAGATGAAAGCAATCCTGATGCATGATAAGAAACTGGTGAAGATTGATAACCGCGTGACAGATCTGGAGAACCATATGACGATCGACTATGGGGAGCAGGTCATCCTTGGCGATGAGGTCAACAAGGCGGTCCTGGACGCACTGGGCGGCAAGCGCAGCAATGCCTACAACGAGATCGGCAAGAAAGTATTCGCGGAGTGCAACCGTGACCTGAAACACTATTTCCACGTCAACGCCAGAAACAACGTGCCAAAACGACGTTTCGAAGAAGCTGTGCAGTACATTCAGAGATGGAGGCCCTGCACGAATACACAGATCCAGATCCGTGACTGCAATGCACAGGTGTGTATGCCATGAAAATAGTAGAAAAACCAGTTCAGATATTGGAATTGTTTGGCGGAATCGGAAGTCCGCGATGTGCACTCCGCAACCTCGGTATTCCGACGAAAGCAATTGACTATGTGGAAATCAACGAAAAGGCGGTACGTTCATACAATTCAATGTTCCGTGAGGAATTGGCATATAAAACACAGAGTGTTGTTGGATGGAATTTGAAGCCAGATATCCTAATCCACGGAAGTCCATGCCAGGACATGAGCATTGCTGGACACCAGGGAAAAGCAAGAGCGTCAGACGGAAGAATAAACCGTGGAAAAGGAGCAAAGCAGGGCAGCGGAACAAGATCAAGCCTGATGTGGGAAACAATACATATCATTGAACAGATGGGAAAATGGAACCCCAGATATGTAATATGGGAAAATGTCAAAAATGTCACATCGAAACATATGATTGAAAATTTCGTTAAATATCAGAAGGAGATGGAGCGATTAGGATACACGAACAGCTATGATGTTCTGGATGCGAGAGAATTTGGACTGCCACAGGCACGTGAGAGAGTATTCACAATCAGCGGCCTGAATGGTGAAAAGTTCGATTTTGACAGCCTGATCCGGACACCAATGCGAAGTATTAATGATTTTTTGGAAGATAACGAAAAGGTTTCAAATGTATATGATGTAACACAGCCGTCTATTCTTTCCTGTATCGGAGAGAAAAGTATTCGGAGAGCAACAGTCATTAAAGATTATGCATATACCATAACAACCAGGCAGGACCGCACACCAGCACAGGTAATTGACTGTGGAAACGGAAGATACAGGTATCTAACGGAGCGTGAATGCTGGCGGTTAATGGGGTATACAGATGCAGATTTTGAGGCAGCCAAAGCAGTACACAGACGCAGGGGGAGATATTATACGGCACTATATGCACAAGCAGGAAACAGTATTGCGGTTCCGATATTTGAAAGCATATTCAGAAAAATTATTCTGAATGAAAGTGGTACAAAAGAGGCACGGAAACCGATGCCGGGACAGCGGACGATATTTGATTATTTGGAGGATGCAGAATGATTGTGACAAAGTTGGACGTAGAGCAGATGTGCAGAGAATGTCCGATGTTCGAACCGGAAATGAAACACAGAAAAGCGTCTATACCTGAAAGCGTGAAATCACACCATATGCTGATAATTACGTGCAAAAACCAACGTTTTTGTCTGCTTATGTGGAGTTATTTGAGAGGAGAAAAGCTGGAAAATCATACCGTCTGGAAAGATAGAGGAGATAAGACAGACTCTGTGGGATTCTGCTTCTTTGACGATTCCGAATCCCCAGAGGAACGTTTGAAATATTATTCCAGAGGAATAACTTGCACTACAGATGTATGGGCGGTATTTGAGCAGATCGGCGGGGAGCCGCTGAAAAAATGCACAAGAATCTACCGGGATCCGGAAAAAGATAATGCAAGTATTGAACAGAAGATGCTGGAGGCAATTACGGCTGTTCGATGTGGAGTATTTCCGGATGTCCCAACGATGGAGGTGACGGAGTACAGCACAACGGAATACAGCCAGGAGACACTGAAACTGGTGGCAGTTGGGCGTGAGAGCCATCGTGGCATCCGCTGGCTGTCGCAGGCAGAAATGGAAGAATTATTGCCTAAGAAACCGCAGGCTGTACTGAGCGTGTTTGGTGGAACAGCCTACGAGTGCCGAAACTGCGGTAATGAGGTGCGAAAGTATCTGCCGTATTGCCCGTGGTGCGGACAAATGCAAGATTGGAGTGATGTGGATGAACCATGAAGGATACCGTGATCCAACGGCAGACAGAGCCGTTCGGAAAGCGGATAAGATGCCGAAACATATCAGAAAGATATTTGATGCGTTGAATACGGTTGTGAGTGTGCAGGGGATCAAAGTGACGGAAATCACTGACAAGCACACCGGAAGAAAGTGGAAACTGTGATACATACGAGGGGAGGCGATGCCGGTGGAAATCAGAAAGCGAGATATGAAGCTGAGCGATCATAATATCTCAAGAGACAAATACAATGAGCTGAAATACTTCTGTCTGCAATACTGGCAGAAAAAGCAGGAGATCGGCAGAAACTACGGCATAGACGGTTTCAGTCAGGACGGGATGCCAAGAGGAACGTCAAGCGGCAACCCAACAGAGAAAAAGGCGTTGCGGATCGCACAGCTTAAGCATGACACGGAGCTGATCGAGCAGACGGCAATGGAAGCGGATGCAGAAATATATCCGTGGATTCTGAAGAATGTGACGTCTGGTGTGCCGTATGAATACATGGATGTGCCGATGGGGCGTAGAAAATTTTATGAGGCGAGAAGATACTTCTTCTTTCTTCTGGCACAAAAAAGATAAAAATTTTTAAAAGTGGGTAACTAAGAGGGGGTACTTTCGTGATTTAATGGTATCATCGGTTGGTTGAAAAACTGATGCTGACATGGTTGTTACATTTACCTCTAAGTATTTTGGCAACTGCCGGGTCTCAACAGCCTGGCAGCATCGGAACATAGCTCAGCGGCGAGAGCAACCGGATTAATCCGTAGATGTCGAAGGTTCGAGTCCTTCTGTTCCGATTTCCCTGATGGGGACATATAAGAATCCTTTCTCAAAAAGAATACTACATTTTCCGCAAGAAGACATCTGGCAGTGCTGGGTGTCTTTTTGTGTGCAATGAAAGGCGGGTGAGACGAATGGAAAGAAATATGCAGAGTTACGAGAATTTACAGCATCGTATTTATGAGGGTGTTGGAGAGTATGGAATACCGCTGTTAGAACCTACAGAGTTCGAAAAATGTGAATTCATAGGATTCAACTATTGCAGAACATGTAAGGATAAGGCAGGAAAAGGCGTACATTTCTTCCTGGATGACTACCAGTTCAATCGTCTCTGGAACCAGCCAAACAGATACCTGCCAATTTTGCAGCAGTTCCGATATGTGATGACACCGGATTTCTCTATGTATACAGATTTCCCGAAGATCATTCAAATCTACAACCATTACCGCAAGCACTGGATCGGAGCGTATTTGCAGGAAAACGGAGTGAATGTAATACCAACCATAAGCTGGAGCACACCAGATAGTTATGAATGGTGCTTCGACGGTGAGCCTACAAACGGAACAGTAGCTGTATCGAGCATTGGAACGCAAAAGAACAAGAGAGCAAAGGAATTATTCATACAGGGATATCGGGAGATGGTAAGAAGACTGGAACCGAAGACCATTATTTTTTACGGAAATATACCAGAAGAATGTATGGGAAATATCGTGCATATTCGGGCATTTCAGGAGAAATTCAAGGAGGCAAAATGTAATGGGTGGTAGAGGGAGTTCTAGTGGGGTTAGCGTTAAAGGAAAAGCCTATGGAACGGAATACACGACTCTGTATCAGTCCGGGAATATTAAATTTGTCAGGTATAATGATTCGAAGTCGTCAAAAACTCCAATAGAAACAATGACAAATAGGCGAGTATACGTGACAATAGATCACAGGAATAACATATCTGCAATTACGTATTATGATGAAGAAAATAAAAGAAGTAAGCAGATTGACTTGATGCATCCACATAAGAACATGATACCTCATACGCACCACGGATATCTGCATAATGAAAATGACGGGGCGAAAGGTGCCACAAATTTAACACCGAAAGAAAAACGAATGGTTGAAAGTGTAACAGACAAATGGTACAATAAAAGAGGCAAATGATCGTATAGGGTGAGTACGCCTTGATAGAGGAGGCTCCGGTTGAAATCCGGATATTTGCTGAAAGAGACTCAGAAATGGGTCTCTTTTTTATGCATAAAAAAGGAGGATATATGGGAGGACGTGGAAGCAACAGTAATTTGGGTGGAGGTTCTGGCAGCGGACTGAAAACAACTGGGCTTGATGTAACGCATAACGGTGAAACAACCAGATACTATTTCATGAGCAAAGATGGTCAGAATTACTACCAGAGGGGAATCAGCGGAACGCCAGAGCCAACGCCTCTGAATATGTCTGCAAAAGAGTTCCGGCAAAGAGTAGAATCCAACGGAGCTACAACAAAAGCTGTTTCAAATGCAGAGTATAAAAAAGCCGAAAAAGCTTATCAGAAGGAAAGAGACAGCAGACCGGATTATGAGCTTGGTATAGGATTGAAAGATAACAGTGCATACAGAAGAACAGCACGGAAAAACCGAGTTATGAACCGGGTAATGAAACGAAAGTAATGACAAGGAGGTGGCGTAATGGCTACAAAGAAGGCGGTCGGACGGCCACCAAAGTATAAATGCAAGGAAGAAATTGAAGAGAAAATCGACGCATATTTCAAAGAATGCGAAGGCGAAATACTGAGAGACGGCAACGGAGAACCGATAATGGACAAATTCGGTCATCCGATAACGATAAACAGCAGGCCGCCTACCGTGACAGGATTGGCTCTTGCACTGGGTTTTACGAGCAGGATGGCATTGCTTAATTACCAGGCTAAGAAAGAGTTCGTTGACACGATAACGCGTGCGAAGACCATGGTGGAAGCATACACGGAGCAACGTCTTTTTGATCGTAATGGTGCAAATGGTGCACAGTTCAGCCTGAGAAACAATTTCAAGGGCTGGAACGAACGGCAGAGGACAGAACTGGATGAAGCAGAGCAGAAAGCGAGAATCGAGCAGCTGAAAGCCCAGACGGATCTGATCAAGGCGAAAGCCCAGACAGATGACGAAACCGAAGCCGCTGATGATGGATTCTTAGAGGCACTGAAAGGAACAGCCGCAGAGGACTGGGCAGATGAAGAAAACTAAGCAGTATTTCCATTTCCAGCCGTTTTCCAGGAAACAGCGGCAGGTTCTTAACTGGTGGACAGAGGAATCGCCCGTAAAGGACTGTGACGGAATTATAGCGGACGGTGCAATCCGTTCGGGAAAAACAGTCAGTATGTCACTTTCGTTTGTCCTGTGGGCAATGAGCAGCTTTCAGGGGCAGAACTTCGCCATGTGCGGTAAGACAATCGGTTCTTTCAGACGAAACGTTCTCTTCTGGTTGAAACTGATGTTGAAATCAAGAGGTTATCGTGTTTCGGATCACCGGGCAGATAATCTTGTTGTCATCTCGAAAGGTGACGTCGAGAACTATTTCTACATATTCGGTGGAAAAGACGAACGATCACAGGATCTTATCCAGGGAATTACCCTGGCCGGTGTGTTTTTTGACGAGGTTGCACTAATGCCGGAGTCCTTCGTCAACCAGGCGACCGGACGATGTTCTGTGGATGGTTCAAAATTCTGGTTCAACTGTAATCCGGATGGCCCGTATCACTGGTTCAAACAAAACTGGATTGACCAGAAAGAAAAGAAAAACCTGATCTATCTGCATTTCACGATGGATGATAACTTAAGCCTGTCAGAAAAAGTAAAAATCAGATATCGGGGAATGTATTCCGGCGTATTCTATCAGCGGTATATTCTTGGATTGTGGTGCATGGCTGAGGGTATCATCTATGATATGTTCGACAAGGCGAAACATATCAAAAACATTCTATCGTTCTGTGACCGCCTGCTGCCGTCAGGCCGCTATGTATCGTGCGACTACGGTACGCAGAATGCGACTGTATTTTTGTTGTGGAACAAGGGCACGGACGGTGTCTGGTACTGCATCCGGGAGTATTATTATTCCGGCAGAACAGAGGGGAAGCAGAAAACAGACAGTGAGTATGCAGATGATCTGGAAAGCTGGCTGGAAGGAACGAAAATCAAGGGAATTATCGTGGACCCATCTGCAGCATCATTCATTGCAGAGCTGAGAAAACGAGGATACAAAGTGGTCAAAGCGAAGAACAACGTAGAAGATGGCATTCGTGTTGTAGGAACGAAGCTGAACCAGGAAGCAATCATATTTGCAGATTCCTGTGTAAATACCATTCAGGAATTTGGCTCGTATATCTGGGATGAAGCGGCAGCAGCACATGGAGAAGACAGGCCGGTAAAAGAACATGATCACGCAATGGATGCATTACGCTATTTTGTATACACAATTTTGAATAACCAAACGGCAATCATCCGGAGCAAGCGAAAAGCGGGATTCCATTAAGAGGGGACGGTGAGAAAATATGCATGTTTTTACAATACCTGCGGATAAGTGGGATGAAACAAATCCGGACAAGCAGGTAATCAGGCATCTGATCATGAAACATAGAAGGGGCTATGATCGTCTGAAAGGCCTGAAAAATTATTATGAAGGAAAGCATAAGATTCTGGAGGAAGACCGGGAAAACAGGCTGGTATGCAATCATGCGAAAGATATCGCAGATACAGCCAGCAGCTATTTCATCGGCAATCCGGTCAGTTACAAAAGCCCGGATGATATCGCAGCACTTACAGATGCCCTGGAACAAGCCGGGGCGGATGAAGTGGACGGTGACAACGGCCTTGACCTGTCTGTATATGGCAGGGCATACGAGTATATATACACCAAGCAGGGCGAAACAGAGCTGACAATCAAGAATCTGCCGCCTGAAAATACATTCATGGTATACGATGACACCATAGAGCAGAATGAGCTTTTTGGTGTCTATTATTATGCCAGAATTGACTCCACAGACCAAACGAACATTACTTACATTGCAACGGTACTGACACAGAATTACAAATACGTGCTGGACATTCAGGATATTGAAGGACCACAGGCACTGATCGAGCAGCCAGAGGTACATTTTAAGGGAGAAGTGCCGCTGATCGAATACCAGAACAATAAGCTGGCGTTGGGTGACTATGAGTTACAGATCCCATTGATTGATGCTTACAATGTACTGATGAGCGACCGTGTAACGGACAAGGAGCAGTTTGTGGACGCAATCCTTGCATTGTACGGCACTTTGCTTTCTGACGAGGAAATGGACCAGGATGGTGAGCAGAGTGTCGGGGAGAAGGCCATGCAACATTTGCGAAAAGAAAAGCTTCTGGAACTTCCTTCGGACGCAAGGGCAGAATATCTCACACGCACGTTCGATGAAAATGGCGTGGAGATCCTGAAAAGGGCAATCGAGCAGGATATCCACAAATTTTCCCACATTCCGTGCATGACAGACGAAAGCTTTGGCGGAAATGTAAGTGGTGTGGCGATGGAGTTCAAACTGCTTGGTATGGAAAATATCACAAAAATCAAAACCCGGTATTACAAGAAGGGACTGAGAAAGAGGCTGAGGATTTTCGCAAACTTCCTGAATACGCGTTCAGGGATCCACATTGATACAGCTGGAATTGTACCGGTATTCACGCGTGCGATGCCGAAAAATCTGCTGGAAATCTCACAGATTGTTTCTAACCTGTGGGGAAAAGTCAGCCGTAAAACACTGCTTTCACAGGTGCCATTCGTGGATGATGTAGAAAGCGAGCTGGAGGCGGTTGAAGAGGAAGAACAGGAAGCGGTTAAACGGCAGCAGGAAATGTTCGGAAATCAGCCCAATACGCCATTTTCTTCCGAAAGTGATACGGATGGTCAAAAGGATGTAGAAAACGGAAATGACAAGGAATGAGAAGTACTGGCAGGCAAGGACAGCACAGTGTATGTGGGAACATATGCAGAGTGCAGAAGAAACGGCTGACCAGGTAGCAAAAGTATATGTAAAAGCGTCATTGTACCTGAGCAGGGAAATGCAGGATATTTTCAAGAAGTATGTGGAGAAACACCATCTGACGGAAAAAGAAGCATTACAGCTTTTGAATACATTGAGGGATCGCACTTCTATCGAAGAACTGCGTCAGAGGTTGCAGAGTAGCAGCCAAAAGCAAGAGATTGCAGATCTGCTTGCAGAATTGGAAGCTCCGGCATACCAGGCACGCATACAAAGGTTACAAGATCTGCAAACGCAGATAGATCTTGTCATGCAGCAGGTCTATAAACAGGAGCAGGCGATTGCAACAGCCCATTATATCCAGCTGGCAGAAGAGGCTTATAACCGGTCAATTTTTGACATTCAGCAACGAACCGGGTTCGGATTTTCATTTTCCCATATCGACCAAAAGCAAGTTGACAAGGTATTGAAAAGTAAGTGGTCTGGCATGAATTACTCCGAGAGAGTCTGGAGAAATACCAGGGCACTTGCACAGGAAGTAAAAGAAGCCCTACTCGTGAACCTGATCACAGGCAGAACAGAAAGAGAGACAGCAGAGATGCTGACGAAAAAATTTGTCGGTGGATCCAGTAAGGCAAGAAGGCTGATCAGAACAGAAAGCTGTTACCTGTCCAACCAGCTCGAAATGGAATCCTACAAGGAATGTGGGATTGAGAATTACCAGTATCTTGCGACACTGGATCTTCGAACATCGGAGATCTGCGGGGAGCTGGACGGAAAAGTGTTCCTTGTGAAAGATCAGCAGCCGGGAAAGAATTGCCCGCCTATGCACCCATGGTGCAGATCGACAACAATCGCTATCATAGGCGAAAAGATGTTGGAGGGAATGAAGAGAAGGGCAAGAGATCCGGTAACCGGGAAGACCTATCTTGTACCAGCGTCTATGAACTATAGAGAATGGTATGCGAAATATGTTAAGAGCGATGGCAAAACGGTTGCAAAAGAGGCTGGTTCTGGTATAATAACATCAGGAGCAAGGATTACAGATATATTCAGCAAAGAAGCAGAAGAATTTGCTGAAATGTATTATGAAGAGATCCGGAGCTTTTCAACAGACGCAAAGAAGATTGCCAATAATCTTAACAAAGCTGAATCAGACATAAGAAAAATAAAAGCATATTTATTCGAAGATGATTCGTACTTTGATTCAGATACTGGCAAGCATAGACGATTCGATCCAGATTGTGCGATTGCACAAAGCTGGCAGAGGCTTATGATCGGGAAAGATATAAAACCGCATGATAAGACCTTGATAGAACATGAACTTCTTGAAATGAAAATCAAAGAAGAAAATCCAACCATGGAACACTGGAAGGCACATGAAATGGCCGCGAAAGCGTATGATTACCCGAAGGAGGCTGATGAATATTATGGTAATCTTAAAAAATATAACAAAAACAAAAAATAATATTTCAGCAGATTATTATCCGGAGGGAAGATCAGAAAAAGGCTTCATGTCAATGAATCTGAAAAGTGAAGAGATTGTAGAGCATCATAATGTCAGTTCATTTGCGGCGGCACATGTAAAACGCGAATTGACGCGACTTGCCAAAATAGAAGATCCGCCAAAAGAAAAAACAATATTATGGTATTGATATCAACAAGTACTGTCAACGCAGAGATCTAAAGGAAGGTGTGAGAATGGATAATTTTACGATCATATATAAAATTCTGAAAGCTTTAGAGCAGGCCATGGATTATGATGAATTTGATGTAAACAAAATATCTCACACCAGACTCAACATAACCTACCAACGTTGGGAAAAAATCTTGATTATGCTGAGCAAATCCGGATATATAGAAGGTGTGGCATATGATCAATGTGGCAGTGATTATTGCCCGCATATCGAAGAACCTATTTCGCCGGTGATCACATTGAAAGGGTTAGAATATCTAAGTGACAACTCCCTTATGAAAAAGGCAGCCAACATCCTGAAAGGAATTAAAGAAACAGTTCCGGGATTGTAAGTATATTAAAAGCGAACTTTAGCAGCACGCAGAGATGCGTGCTATTTTTGTACCCATTTTGCAGGGAGGTGAGAAATATAAAAAGTAAAACCTATGAAGAATTTGTCGAGAAATTCAAACCGAAGAAAACGACAGACGACTGCTATACACCATCGGAGATATACGAAGTCATAAAGGACTGGGTGTGCAAACGTTACAATATTGATCCTGAGAACGTGATTCGCCCATTCTGGCCAGGCGGCGATTACGAAAAAGACGAATATCCGCCGGGATGTGTGGTGGTGGACAACCCACCTTTTTCCATCCTGAAAAACATATGTGAATTTTATCTGGAACGGGGCATCCCGTTCTTTTTGTTTGCCCCGTCACTCACGGCATTATCCGGCAAGACTACCTGGGACAGAATGAACCACATTGTGTGTGACTGTTCGATCGTGTACGAAAACGGGGCAACTGTGAGAACATCGTTTATTACCAGCTTCGAACCGGAAACGGTAGCGGAGACATCACCGGATCTGACCCGGCTGGTGAATGATACAGTGGAAAAGCTGAGGCGGGAAAAGACACGGAAATTGTCAAAGTATGATTATCCGGATCATATCGTCACCGCTGCCATGATGCAGAAAATGGTACGCTACGGCGTGCATTTCAGGGTAAGGCGTGAAGAATGCCAGCATGTGCGAAGTCTGGATGCTCAAAGGACCATGAAAAAAACAATTTACGGGGCAGGGCTTCTGCTGTCAGACCAGGCGGCAGCCAGGAAGCAGAACGCAGAAAAGCAGGCAGCAGAAAAGCAGGCAGAGGATACCATCTGTTATGAACTTTCAGAGCGTGAGAGGGAACTGGTGGAGGGTCTGAATAAAGGGAGTTGGGAGTGATGACTGAACACTACACCGTCACAAAAGACGCAGACAGGCTTGCACCGAACTGGCTGGCGAGCCGGATCAATTACAAGACAATCAAATTCTTATACCGGGACAAAGACGGACACGCAGAGTTGAAGGGGGTGAAGATTGGCGATGAAGTGGCACGGATTGGCGACACGGTACAGTTCAACGGCAGACGGTTATCCGTAGAAAGGCGGTGATCCAGGTATCTCCCTTTAAGGCACGGGGTCAGGTGTCTTATTTTTATGTCTTTTTCTGCCAGACGTAAAAGAAGCAGGGTGATCTGCAACAAGTGAAACATGGCATTCCAGTCCTTACAGCTTGGGCGGGCGGTGCAACTCCGCAAGTCGGTAGCTCCGGCGGATACACCTCTGTAATGCAGATCATGCCAATCGAATCTATAGAACACGAATGGCCCGGACGTGAGAACGGATAGGCTGGGCGGAAAGGATAGAAAGATGAAAAACAGATTTTTTATGTGCAATTGTAAAGTGCCAATGAGATTACAGATCTTCGCAGAAGGAGACGGTGCTGGGGCTGGCGAAGGCGGCAATGGCGGTGGGTCCGGAGCAGACGGCGAAGGAGAGTCAGGAGCAGGCACAGAGCCAATGAGCTTCGATGATTTCCTGAAAGGAGAAGGAAATCAAGCAGAATTTGATCGCCGCGTGCAGAAAGCGATTGATACGGCAGTAAGCAACGCACAGCAGAAATGGCAGGCTCTGACAGATGACAGGCTTTCTGAAGCAGAGAAGCTTGCAAAAATGAACAAAGAGGAAAAAGCTGCGTACATGCAGCAGAAAAAAGAAAAAGAGCTTTCGGACCGTGAGGCTGCGATCACAAGAAAAGAACTGATGGCAGAAGCCAAGAATACTCTGGTGGAAAAGAAATTGCCGGTAAGCCTGGCAGAAGTATTGAATTATACCGATGCAGACACCTGCAGCAAATCTATCAGTGCAGTAGAAAAAGCATTTCAGGAGGCAGTAGAAGCAGCAGTGAATGAACGCCTGAAAGGTGGAACGCCACCAAAGAAAGCACCGGAAGGTGAAAACAGTCTTGAAAAACAGATCGAGGCAGCCATGGCAAGAGGGTTCTAAGAATAGAAAGGAAGATGATATAAATGGCAATTAACACATTAGCAGCAGCTACGATTTTTCAGCAGCAGCTGGATAAAATCGCTGTACAGGATGCAGTGACCGGCTGGATGGATGCAAACGCCGGACAGGTAAAATATAACGGTGGTGCAGAGGTTAAGATTCCGAAAATGTCGGTTCAGGGCATGGGAGATTATGACCGTGACAATGGCTACCAGCAGGGAAGCGTGACTCTGGAGTATGAAACCAGAAAAATGACACAGGATCGTGGACGCAAATTCCAGATTGATCCGATGGATGTGGATGAAAGCAATTTTATTCCGACTGCGGCAGCAATTATGGCGGAATTTCAGAGAACACAGGTTATTCCGGAGATTGATGCTTATCGTATCTCCAAGATTGCCTCAGAAGCGATCACGGCCAATAAAGCTGGTATGGTCAAGTACAACTATACACCAGGTGGAACTGGTACCTCTGCACTTAGAAAAGTGAAAGAGGGTATCAAAGCGGTGCGTTCAAGCTATAACGGTCCTCTTGTAATCCATGCGACGCCGGACTTTCTGATGGAGCTGGAGCTGGAACTTGCAGGAAAGATCAGAGATACTACTTTTTCACAGGGCGGCATCGATACCACCGTTCCTGCGATTGATAACGTGCCGATCATTTCAACACCTACAAACAGAATGTACACTGCCATTACTGTGTACGACGGCAAAACGGATGGACAGAAAGCTGGTGGATACGCAAAAGGATCAAAGGCGAAGGATATCAATTTTCTGGTGCTTCCAAGAACGACACCGATTGCAGTCACAAAACAGGATGTTATGCGTATTTTCGACCCGCTGACAAATCAGAATGCCAACGCATGGGCAATGGACTATCGCCGTTATCATGATCTGTGGATTCTGGATAATAAACTGGACAGCGTGTTTGTAAATATCAAAGATGCAAACGCCTAGGAGGTGTGACAGATGAGATTGATTAGAGGAAATGTTGAGCGAATTGCTGACACAGAGGCAATGATTGCAAAATTAAAAGCAGATGGGTTCCAGGAAATGGAATCCTTTGCAGATGAGGCGAAAACGTCTATGCTTGACACAGATTTAGATGCAATGACGGTAAGCCAGTTGAAAGTACTGGCGAAAGAGAAAGGTTTGGAAGGCTATTCAAGCCTTACAAAAGAAGAGCTCTTGACTGCTCTGAAGGAAGTGGTCTAAGTGACTGATTTTGAGAGAATCAGAGTACTGACTGGCGAAAGAGATGAAGAGCTGGTGGAAGTTGTACTGGAAGATGCGACAGACTGGGTGCTGGCGTATACCGGGCGAAAGAAGATGATCCCGGAACTTAAGAAGACGGTGCGTGATCTTGCGGTGATCGCCATTAATCGTATGGGAACTGAGGGGGAAACTTCCAGAACCGGTGCAGGGGAATCTTACAACTTCGATAATGCACCAAAACAGATCTATGATGTGCTGAACCGGTACCGGCTGGCACGTGTAGGGGGTGTGACCTATGAGGCTGAAAAGGAATAGGCTTCGAGAATTCAAACATTTCCAGGTGGTGCAGAAAAAAGATGCAGAGGGTGGAACATATACAGAATATGCTCCGCCTTCTTGTTTTCGGGCGGAAATGTGGACAGCCGGTGGAAAAGTACAGGCAGAAATGTATGGCAGCAGGCTTCCACTTATCCGAAACCTGAGGATTGACGGGAAATATGCGGAAGTACCGGGCAAGAATGGCAAACCGTCATATCGGTTTCAGGAAGGTATGACGGTATCTGTAAATGACGGTATTTCTGTAAACGGCGGCAATGATCCGGATTATAAGGTCGTTGCCATTTATCCTTACACCTATCTTACGCTGGAGGTGGAAAAACTGTGATCATCGGTAAAAAAGAGATTACGGATGCGTTTCAAAAAACGGCAGCGGTGAATATGTATGATGCAGTATCAAAAAGTATCAAAACAGTGCAGGCTGAGGCGAAAACAAGATGCCCGGTAAATGATGGGGAATTGAGGGGGAGTATATACACGGCGATAGAAACCGGGAGCGAAAAGATTGTAGGAATCTGTTACACCAACAAAAAGTATGCACAATATGTGGAATTTGGCACAGGCCCCAAAGGTCAGAAGCAACACGCGGGGATATCACCGGATGTTGCCTATGCCTATGTACAGTCGCCCTGGTGGATCCACGAAAGCATGATCGGGCGGAAGACGGCCGAAAAGTATAAGTGGTTTTATGTGGATACGCCGGACGGCCGATTCTACCAGTGTACCGGACAGGCTGCACAACCATTTTTATATCCGGCACTAAAAAACAATGAACTGGAAATTGCACATTATTTTGAGGAGGCAATCGAAAAGAATTTATGAAAAACGTAAAAGATCAGATCTATTCCGCACTTGCCGGAGCGTTTGGGAATGTAACAGACCAGTACCCAAAAGACTGGGCAGAGCTTCCGGCAGTGCAGTACACCGAAGAAGATAACAAGGTATATGAACATACCGCACAGGGAGAGGAAAAGAGCTATGTACGATATCGTGTAGATATCTGGCATAACCGCTCTACGTCCGAATCTGCACTCAAGGTAGACAAGGCACTGGCAGCACTTGGGCTGGTGCGTACCCTGTGTCAGGACACCCCGGATCCATCCGGGTTGAAACATAAAGTAATGAGATATGAAGCAATCATTGATATGGAGTCAGAAGAAGTATTCTGGCCGAATTAGAAAAGGAGTGTGAAGAATATGCTGGCAAATGGAGCAAAACTTGAGTACAAGGAAAAAAGTGACGCAGCTGGTGTTTACAAAGAACTTCCAGGGTTAAAAGAAATCCCGGACTGTGGTGTTGAACCGGAAAAAGTAGAAAATACCGGTCTGAACGATAAAAATAAACAGTACGAGAATGGTATTGGTGATCTTGGAGACATGACATACAAATTCAAGTATGAAAACGGAGCGGCAACCAGTGCGTATCGCATTCTTCGAAAAGCACAGGAATCTGGCAAAGTACTTAGTTTCAAAGAAACATTAAAAGATGGGACAACCACGGAATATGACGCAGAAGTGTCCGTAAAACGTACGGGCGGCGGTGTGAACGGAGTTGTTGAAGTAGAAGCAAAGATGACGATCTGCAGTGATCTGAAAGTTACAGATCCGTCATAAGGAGGGGTAAGCAATGGAAAGATTAGAAGGACTGGATGAAGAATTCCAGAAAGAAGAAACAGAAAAAGTAACAGCTATCAATGAAGCAAAGAAAAAGAGACCTCCGTTCCATTACTGGGAAGTGGCAGGTGTACAGCACAAAATGAAACTTAACACCGGTATGATCACAAAGTTGGAAAACAAATACCGTACCAATATTATGACGCTGGTAACGGCGAATGATATTCCGCCGCTTGGTGTTATGCTGACGATTGCCCAGGCAGCTATCGAGCCATGGGAACACGGTACAACGTTTGACAAGGTAACAAAGCTGTACGACAAGTGGCTGGAAGAAGGCGGCAATCAGTTTGATTTCATGGCGAAAGTAATTATGCCGACTATGGCGGTATCCGGTTTTTTTACGCCAGCGATGGCAGAGAGCCTGATGAAAGATCTGGATCAGGCAGATGTGATCCTGTAACAGAAACAGTCACCGAAGAAATCTGGAAACTATACGAAGATGCATTGGATGCAGGAATCAAAGTGCAGGACTTCTGGAATATGTCTATCCCGGAAGTCCATGACTGCATCCGGAGTTATGGACGGCGTGCAAAGATTAAGATCCTGCAGCAGTTCATACAGGCAGAAAGCATCGCAGAGCATATCGGCAGGGATTTGAATTCAGAAAACAAAGCACGCAAACCATGGGACTTCTACCCGGAACTGTTCAGGGAAGAACGAGAACAGTTCGAGGAAAGCAAGCAAGAAGAACAGGTTGTAACAGCTGCCGAAAACCGCCGCTTATATGCCGCAGAGTTCAACAGGCGAAGACATCAATAAAAAATAGTGAAAAGGGAAGGAGGTGTGAACATTGAGTGATACACTGCACAGAATGAAAGTCATCATTGAGGCAAACAACGCAAAACTGAAACAGGCAATGAGAGAAGCTACAAGCGTTGTGAATAACACAGTTTCTCAGATGAACACCAGCACATCAAAAATCGAAACACCGGGCAGTGCGGCAAGTGCCGAGCTGTCGGAGGCGATGAGAAACGTTAAAAAGAGCCTGAGTGAGTTGCAAACACCGGAAGATGCATTGAATACGGACAGTTCCGTAAAAGCTATTAAGAATATGCAGGATGCGGTGCAGCAGTCACAACCAGTGTTTCAGAATGATGATCTGAGACAGTCGGCAAAAGAGACAGAAGATATTGTCAGAAGTACAGCTGCAGATATCAACAACAGCATGAATGAAACTCAGGAACCAGTTCGCCAGACAATGAGCGAAAATATGCAAATGATTCAAAATATGCAGAACCTTATAAAAAGTTCCTGGAAAGATATGGTCAATGGTACGATCTGGAAGCAGGCTACCGGACAGATAAGAGACTATGTCAGGGAAGCACAGGTCGCAGCTGGCATCCGTGTATACAATCCAGAATATGAACAGTTATGCAATACTATTGCAAAAACAGAGATGGAACAGGAAAAACTGATCCAGAAGATGAACAGCATGGATGCGAGCAAGCGTCTTGTTCCGACACAGGAGTTTAAAGACCTGGAAGCCAATATTGCAAAGACCGAATCCGCTTACGCAAAGCTGGAAGAAAAGCAGAAGGCATTGGAGGCAGCAGGGAAAGCGACAGTTCCGAGTGCTGATTACAGTGAAGTAAAAGCCCATTATGATGATGCACAGGCAAGACTGGAGAAATTAATTGCGAAGCAAAGAGAATGGTTGAATCTCGGATTTAAGCCTGGCGATGGCGGTGCAATGACTGGTCTGACGGAGCAAATCAAAGAAGTTGAAACGGAAATGAAATATCTAAAAGGTGAAATGAAAGACCTTGAGGATAACGGAAAGGCAATGATACCGACGGATCAGTACCGTGAGAACACAAACCAGCTGTCTATCATGAGGAACAAATTGAAAGAATACAAAGACCTCAGAAGTTCTATGTTGCTGGATGGCTCCAACTTGCAGGAGTCTGAACAATATCAGAGGGATGGAGTTGCACTTTCAGATCTTACGAACCGACTGCGAGAATACAATGCAGAACGAAGAAACATGGAGAACAGTGGTACAGACATCCAGACACCGCATCTCGCAGATGGAAGTGTATTTGCAACCATGGGAGCGACAGCCCAAGCAGCATTTGAAGACATGACAGCAAGTATCAGGAAGGCACGGGCGGCGGCTGTATCTGCGATTCAGAATATTCCGGTTGTCGGTCAGGTTGCGTCCAGTGCTGCATATATCGGTTCGAGAGCATTTAAGGCTATGAGTGCTGTTCTGAAAGGCGTTGGTCCTGTGATCAAAACAGCGTCTGGTGCATTTGGTGCATTGCTTAAAAAGTTCACAAGCGGATTACCGGGTATCCGGAAATTTGCTGGAGGTATTAAGCAGGGAAACAGTGCCCTCGGCGGTGGAATTGGAAAATTACTGAAATACGGTCTTGGAATTCGAAGCCTGTATGCATTATTCAGCAAGCTTCGAAATGCCCTGGTAGATGGTTTCAAGAACCTTGCAAAGAAGAACAGCGAAACAAATGCAAATCTTTCTGAGTTGTCAGGCGGATTGCAACAGCTGAAAAACAGCCTTGCGACTGCATTTTCTCCAATCCTTAATACGATCACACCGGCATTATCAACACTGATCAATTACCTGGTACAGGCGTGCAATGTTGTTGGGCAGTTTTTTGCAGCTCTTACTGGGCAAAAAACATACACCACAGCGTCTAAGGTACAGAAAGACTATGCCGCCAGTCTGGACAAAACCGGTAATTCAGCTGCCAATGCAGCAGATAAAGTCAAAAAGTCTCTGATGGGATTTGACGAGATCAATAAGCTGGATGATGACAGCAAGAGCAGCTCCGGTGGATCATCCGGAAGTGATGGTGGAAGCTTCGAAGAGAACGAGGTCACAAATAAGTATGCCAATTTTGCCCAGATGATTAAAGATGCGTGGGAAAACGCAGATTTCACAGAAATCGGAAAGATTGCCGGACAAAAGCTTAATGCAGCACTTGCAAATATCCCATGGGATGACATTAAAAATACCTGTAATAAGATTGCAAAATCAGTAGCAACATTCCTTAATGGTTTCATGGAAGGAACAGATTGGAGTCTTGTAGGAAAGACGATTGCAGAAGGTGTGAATACTGCAGTAGGAACAGCTTCTACCTTTGTGACCAATTTTGACTGGAGTAAATTAGGAAAATCTGTCGGAGAAACTATTGACAGCACCATCAAAAACATAGACTGGTCAATGCTTGGAAAAACTGCATCCGACACGATGAAAGGTCTTCTCACATCTTTCTGCGAAGCAGTGCAGAATGTAGATTGGAAGAATCTTGGAGAATCTGTTAAGACTGCAATCCTGGCCATTGACTGGAAAGGAATCTTGCAGAAAGCGGCCGAAGCAGCAGGAAGTATTGCAGGTGGAGCAGCAGCTTTTGTGGCCGGATTGCTGGGGGATATTCCAGGTGAAATCTACAATTACTTCATGGAGAAAAAAGACGAGTGCGGTGGAAGCCTCGTAAAAGGCATATTTAAAGGAATTACGGACGCACTCGAAAACGTAGGGAATTGGATAAAGGAAAATATTTTAGATCCATTTGTCGATGGTTTTAAGAAAGCATTCGGCATTCATTCACCTTCAACAGTATTTGCGGATTTAGGCAAACAATGTATTGCAGGATTATTGCAAGGCATTGCGGATATTCCAGGAAATATTGCAGAAATTGCAAAAAAAATCTGGAGCGGCATTAAAGATGCCTGGGATAATCTGGGCGACAAAGTATTGGGTATAGGTGCGAAAGTTTTAAGTACCGGAAAAGATTTATGGGATTCCGTTCAAGGTGCCTGGGATAAAGTAAAAAATAACTCTATCGTTGCTAACGTTTCAGCAACGTTAAAAGGCGGATGGGATAAACTCGATGCGGCATTGGACAAAGTGAAAAATCAGGCCAAAAATACCACTTACACATTCAAAGCAAAAGCTGTAGGTGCATGGAATAAACTGAAAGCATATGGGAGAACAGTTGTTGATAAAATCAAAAGTAAGTCAGCTGATTATACTGCGAACGCACGCGGTGCTTGGGACAGAATCAAAAATTATCTTGGGGAATTCGGAAGAAATATCAAGAATAGAGCAGCAGATTATACTGCAAGAGCTTCGGGTGACTGGAGCGGTATAGCACGTAACGCACGTACATTGTATGACAGCGTTAAAAGCAAAACAGCTACTTTCCGAGCAAACGCCGTAGGTGCTTGGGACAAGGTTTCCGGTGTTTTAGGTCAGGCGAAAGACTGGCTGGTGAATAAGGTTGTGAACTGGAAAATCTCAATACCTCATTTTGCATTGCCGCATTTGAAATTCAGCACATCACAATATAAATTTCTGGGAAAAACATTCCAGATACCAAAACTGGATGTTGAATGGTATGCAAGCGGTGGATTTCCAAAAACAGGAGAAATGTTCATGGCAAATGAAGCTGGTCCTGAATTGGTAGGAAAGATGGGAAATAAAACTACCGTCGCAAACCAGCAGCAAATTATAGCGGGTATTGAACAAGGTGTATATAAAGCTGTTATGGCAGCGTTTTCTATGCAGTCAGCAAAGAACGGAAAGTCTCAGAATGAAACCCCTACATTCAATATCTACGTTGGCGGCCGAAAGGTCACAGACGTAGTCGTAGAAGAAATTAATCATAGAACAAAATCGACAGGCGTATGCCCGATATTGGTTTAACCGGTACCGTCCGAAAGGGCGGTACTTTTTGAAGAAATGAGGTGACAAAAAATGGCCGCATCTATCACAATCGGCGGCGTTGCCATGCCGGAACCGAAGTTAAATGGTCTGAAAATTTCACGAAATAAAATCTGGTCAAAGAACGCAGGACGCGGAGCAGACGGAACGATGACCGGCGATATCATCGGACTGAAATGGAAGCTGGAAATCGAATTTCTGCCGCTTACAGACGCACAGATGGCAATAGTAGAAGCGGCTGTTGAACCAGCATTTTTCAATGTAACTTTCCGAAGCCCTAAGACCGGAAAGAACATTACAGCAAATATGTATGCAGGCGATCTTACGTGTCCGGTATACACCTATGTCGGGGGGAAGCCACGGTATGTAGGTGTCACGGTAAACCTGATTGAAAAATAATCATCAGAAGGGAGGTGCGAAAATGTTCCAATCAAGTGAAAAATTCAAAGAAGCGATACAGGCTGACAGTAGAATGTTCGATGTGCGTATGACTATTGGAAGTGGAGGTGCAATTATGGATATTGGAGCAGAGGTGATAACATTGTTGTTTGCAACTGCCGCAATTTCTGATGATTGTGTAAGCATTGGCAGGGCACTGTCAAGTAGTATTCAGGTCACTATGAAAAATCCTGAAACAGAAATCGATGGTCAGGAATTAACAGTAGCTATAGGAGTATTGTCGGGAGATGCATATCTGTTTTGCCCTATTGGAAAATTCACACCAGAAAAAATAATAAATGATGATGGGCTTATTAGCTTTACAGCATATGATAGGATGCAGACAAAACTTTCAAGAAAATACAAAGGAAATATATCGTTTCCAGTTGACGGAAAGCAAGCACTTGCTTATATTAGTTATGTGACAGGTGTTCCACTTGCAGAAAGTTTCGCAAAACTTCCCGTCGGTGTTATGATTCCACAAAAATTTAAAACTATGGAAGTAGACTATAAAGCGGGAGACACGATTTATTACAAAGAGGTATATATTAATCCATTTGATGACTGTACATACCGCGATGCATTAAATTATATTGCCCAGTTTTATGGAAAATTTGTAATAATTGATCGCTATGGAAAGATTGATTTCAGATGGTATGATTCCGCAAAATATATGGTTCCACCTTCCAAGTATTATGATGATTTTAAAGTAGAATCATCAGAGTTTAAAATTGGGAGAATCGAATGTAAAACTGAAACAAAGACGCTTGTTTCCGGAACGAGCACTCCGAGCATAGAAATCGAAAACCCAATTATGACGCAAAGTAGGCTGGATGAGATTTACGCACAAATAAAAGATTTTACATTCATTCCATCTTCAGTTTCATTTCTAGGAGATCCGCGAATCGACGTTGGGGATGTTGTTATGTTGCAGGATAAGTACGGTGAAATCCAATATATACCTGTAATGAAGATGATGATGGACTATGATGGTGGATTAATTACGGAAATACAGAGTTGTGGAAAAACAGAAATTCAAACAGAAACTTCGAACAATACAAGTGGTCCTATGACACAAACAATTGATCGTATACAGCAAGAGTTGCTGGAAATTAAAAATACTTTGGCTCAAAAAGAAAATGCAGAGCGTTGTATAGTAAAAACGTTGTCAACGGCAATAGTAACTCCATCAGCAACAGGAAGCTGGTACTATTCTTCGGCAATCAGTTCTCTAGCGAATTATGATGAAATCCGTGTGTGGCTGGAAATTGCCGATGGTGAAAAAGGCTGGATCACACTAACCAGAAAAGATGCAGCAGAGACAGTACATACATTGTATCTTACAGCGGCTTATAATGCACGCGTTCAGCTGAAATGGAATACAACAAACAATAAAGTGGGCGTATATGTCCGCAATATTGGATCTGGATGGACAGCAAATCAGGTGTCAATCAAGCGTATTGAAGGAACACATATGAACTAGAAAGCAGGTGAGAAATACATGATAACAGCAGTCATAGATGCAGGGCAGCATTACTGCCAGGCAGTCAGCGACCTGTGGCAGTGGGATTATGGACAGACACTGCGGATCCAGGGCGTGAAGATCCCGGCGGCGGTCGAGGTTCAGTTTTCGACAACAGAGCGGATCGGCGAAACAGTCACCAGAATTGGTGTGACGCAAGAGGGGGTTACTGAGGTACCTATCCCAGATACACTGCTGGAAGGAAACGGAGCGTCACATGATTATGTGATCTATGCGTTCGTATATGTGGAAGATGCTGCTTCCGGAAAAACAGAGCATAAGATTGCCATGAACGTCCGGGCAAGACCGAAACCGGCAATACAAGGTACACCGGAAGAAGACGATATTACCTATAAGCAGGTGATTGCAGCAGTGAAAGATGCAGCAGATAAGGCAGAAACCGCAAAAGGTTCTGCAGAAGCGGCTCAAAAAACAGCAGAGGAAGCCGCAAAAGAAGCCAATGCCGCAAAAAAAGAAGCAGTGGATGCAAAAGATGAAGCGGTGACTGCGGTCAAGAAGATCCAGGGCGAATCAGAAAAGATTGTGAATGTGAAAAGCGATGTGGCAGATTTAAAGAGCGATGTCGGAAGCATGAAAGAAGAATTAAAGGAAACCGTGAAGGAAGATACGGTGCAGGATATTGTTAAGAAATATGCGGATGCCACACTTCCGGAAGTACCGGAAAACATTGTACTGTTTGAGGAGACAGAAGAAGGGGATACCATCACGCCGGACAGTATCATTGGGGCGGTACTCAGTAAGCTGGATCTCAGGGCAGTAAATGGCCAGACAGTAGGATTATACCTCTCAGATACGCTGATCGGAAGTGTGAAGCTCGAAGAGTTCAAAACATCCGAAGTTATCTGTACGGGGATCAGCCTGGATCGGACCGCTATCGAAGCATATGGAAAAGGCAAGATCGAACTGATCGCAGTTGTGGAGCCACAAGATTGCACGCAGAAGGTCCGGTGGATAAGCAACAATGAAGAACTTGCCAGCGTCACAGAAGGAACGGTAACACTGACTGGAAGAAAAGGAAACGTTGATATTACAGTTGTCTGCGGAAATTATAAGACAGTCTGCACCATTACTGTCATGCAGTACGAATATCCGGATCCAAACTGGGAGATCGGGCAGATACTGGAAACAGCTGGATCGACATTCCAGAAATTAGGGGACTCTCAGTCGATGCGAATAGCAACCGATTATATAGAAACGCCAGTGGATACCATTATTACGTTGCTTGGTGGGTCCGGATATCGTTATCAGCTTTATAAATATATAGATGGGAAAATGGTTGAAATGACACAGTGGATTACCTGCAGCGGAACCATTGAAATACTGTCAGAAACTTATTCCGGCTTCGCCTTGAAAGTCCGAAAAGAAAACTATGGAAAATGGACAGAGGAAGATATCGCTGCATTTGCGAAAACAGTGCAGATTGAAAGTGCATAGGAGGAAGTTATGGGAATATTATTCAAAGATGCGAATGGTAACGCCATTGCACAATTACTGCAGATGGTTGCAACGGATGAACAGGTCAATGCTGCAATCACGGGTTATCTTGATCGGAATGGCATCCATCTGGCAGAGGGTGTTGATCTCCAGAAGATGAGCAGTGCGATCACAAAGAACGAAAACAGCATCAATGGCCTGATGGAATCCGTTGGGGGATTGAAAAAGGTACAGAACAATGTGCTGCTGCAGTACAGCGACCATTTCTTAGGGGAATTCGAAAAAGGGCTGATAGATCCGGAAACAGGCGATGATAAGAGCAACGATTCTTATGCAAGGAACGTGGAGTATAAGAAAATAGCAACCAGGAACACCATGCTGATAGCAGATATTCCGGAAAGCTATAAAATTGCCTATTATTTTTACGACAGCCGGAAAACGTTTCAGGGGACTACAGGATGGCTCTCGTCAAAGGAGACTTACACTATTTCAGATTCGCAGGTAGGATGGTATGTGAGGGCATCCGTTCAGGGGAATTATATCGACTTACAGGCGATCAATGTGATCCTGGCCGGAAAAGCCGTGACAGATATCATCAATGAGCTTAAAAACGGAAGCCGAAAGACGGATATCCTGGACGAAGAAAATTTATCAGCGGCAGATAAACTGGAGCTAAATATCACAAAAGCATCGATCGAGTCCGTATATGATTCAAACTGTGTCCTGATCCCGTTTTTTACAGACCTGCATATTTCCTGCACGAAAGGAAGGACAGCAGGGGAAACAGCAGGGGTTGCTGCGAAGATAAAAAGACATCTGACCTGTTATAACATCATTTCGGAAGATTATGATCCGGATGTTATTGTTTATGGAGGGGATTACCTGGACAACAGCTCTCAGACAGCAAAAACGACAGCAGTAGAATCCCATAAGGCAGTCCGGATGCTGATTGATGAAGCGGCGGAACATGCACCGGTGATGATCGCAAAGGGAAACCACGATGATAATACGATGTACACAGATTATCGAAATGGTTATATCGATCCGGAAAAGATGACCAGGGTTCTATTGAACAAAGATATCAAAAAGACAAACCGTAACCCCGGACAGATCGAAAGGGCTTATGGTTATTATGATATACCAAACAAAAAAACCAGGGTTTTTGTGCTGAACTCCATTGATGTCCCGACAAGGCTGGACGAAGATACGAACAAGCTGTATTACAATGGACAGGGTACGACTGGATTCAGCCAGGAGCAGCTGCAGTTTGTCGCAGACCATTTGCGGTTTGATGAGGAAGGATGGCAGGTGATCTTCTTCAGCCACCATCCATTGATAACATTCGCTGATGATGACACTGAGGCATCCGGATATTCATGCAGCAGTGTCACAGGCAACCACGGTGGAAAGTCACTGATAGAGTTGATCGAGGCATTTGCTGGAAATGAGAAAGGAACAGCTGTTAATGTCATAACGGACTTTGAATCGAAAGTAACGTATGATTTCACGGAAAACAAATCCAATACAGTGATTGCCTGTATATGTGGCCATACGCACGTATATTGTCATAAACGGCAGAATGGGATCCATTATATCGCAACAAGAGCTGTGTATGGACATCCGACCTATTCTTACATATCGACCAGCTATTATATTGTGGTCGATCAAAAAAAACGCAGTCTGCAGCTGCTTGCAAATGGAGATGGGGAAGATTATGCATATGAATATTAATCGAGGAAGTGTCATCAGAGCAGGACCGTAGAGGTCCATTTTTATTATAATTTTGTAACCATGAACGAAAAGAAGCCTTGTGTAGAGCGATACCAATGCCCACAAGACTTCTTAGATTATTTCTTAGTTGAATACATTCTAACACATTCAGCTAAGAAAGGAAAGACTAACGAGGATGAAAAAAGAAATGTTGTGTACGATCACAGGAGCAATCGGTGGGACGATTGCTTATTTTTTTGGAGGCTGGGATCAGGCTCTTGTAACTTTAATCATTTTCATGGCAATTGATTACATATCCGGTCTGATTGTTGCCGGTGTGTTCCACAACAGTAAGAAAACGTCAACAGGGACATTGGAAAGTCTGACAGGCTGGAAAGGTCTGTGCAGGAAATGCATGACGTTGCTGTTTGTTCTGGTGGCGTACCGGCTGGATCTGGCAATCGGTGTGGATTACATCAGGAATGCTGTGATCATCGGATTTATGGCGAACGAGCTGATCAGTATCGTAGAGAATGCCGGACTGATGGGCATACCGCTGCCGGCAGTGATCGCCAATGCGATCGACATACTGACACAGAAAGCAGAGAAAAAAGGGGACGCATGAGCGTCCTCTTTTATTTCAAAAAAATGAACGGAGGAAAGCAGGATGAACGGATTATTAAAAATCAATTATGAGACAGAACAGCCGACCGTATCGGCGAGAGAATTACATGAAGGACTGGAAATCGGGACTGAATTCAGAGTATGGTTTTCAAGAATGAAAGAATATGGATTTAATGAAAATGTGGATTGGAAAAGGGTGTATCAAAAATGTTCCACCCTTGGCGGAGAACAGAACATGGTGGACTATCAAATTTCCATCGACATGGCAAAACAGATCTGTATGATCCAGCGAAACGAAAAGGGCAGACAGTACCGCCAGTATTTCCTTGACCTGGAAAAAGCCTGGAACACACCGGAACAGATTTTTGCACGTGCCCTGAAGATGGCAGATCAGCAGATTGAGAAACTGAAAGCAAGTAATGCAGGTCTGCTGACAGATGTACAGCGTATGAAACCAAAAGAAGTATTTGCGGATGCCGTCAGCGTGTCAAATACCTGTATCCTGATCGGGGAACTGGCAAAGATTCTGAAACAGAATGGCGTAGATATCGGACAGAACAGACTGTTCGCATGGATGAGAGAAAACCGTTTTCTGATCAGCAGAAAAGGGACAGATTACAATATGCCAACACAGAGAAGCATGGAAGCCGGTCTGTTTGAAATCAAAGAACGGACAATCAATAATCCGGATGGAAGCGTGCGGATCACAAAAACTGTACTGGTAACAGGGAAAGGGCAGCAGTATTTTGTGAATAAATTTCTGAAATAATGAAAATAATTCTTGACTTATGTCATGACATAAGTTATAATAAAGACAGTTAAGGAAGACTTAACGAATAAGGTGGCAGGTGCCGGAAAGGAGAAACAAATGGAAGAAGATATGAACTTAGGCGAACAGCTCAGAGATCTGGCGGAAGAAAACCAGACAAGAAAAATCCTTGAAATCCTCAATACTTGCGAAACACTTGAGGAAGCAAAGGAAAAAGTAAAAGCCCTGCTTAATAAATAAGCAAGGCAGTAATTAAAGCAGGCGGTACTTGCCACCGCCTGCACCCAATAAGAACATAACACAGTTCAGGGAAAATGGCAAGAGTCAAGAGGTGATAAAAATAGAAAAGAAAATGGGACGCCCGACAGATGCACCTAAAAGCTACCGTGAAAGCTTCCGGTTGTCAGAAAATGACATGGAGAAAATACGCTTTTGCATGGAGAAAACAGGGGCAAGTAAAACGGATGTCGTCAGAATGGGAATAGAGGCATTATACAAAGAATTGAATCAGTAAACAGATATAACGAGAGAGCTTGGAAACAGGCTCTCTTTTTGTATACAAAAAAAGAAAGGCAGGTAGAAACTATGAACAAAATCAACTGCATGATCTCAAATTACAATTATAATCCCGGCAATATCTCCAGAATCAAATACATCGTGATCCACTACGTCGGAGCATTGGGCGGAGCACAGGAAAATTGTGCATACTATGGTGGTGGCAACCGTGGGGCATCTGCACACTATTTTGTCGGTTTCGCCGGCGAAATTTGGCAGTGCGTGGAAGATCAGAATATTGCCTGGCATTGTGGGGCGAGCAGCTATAAGCATCCAGAATGCAGAAATGCCAACAGTATCGGAATCGAGATGTGCGTGCGAAAGAAGAACGCGGCGAGTCTTGGGGCAACAGATAAGGACTGGTATTTTGAAGGAGCAACAGTACAGTCTGCTATTGAGCTGACCAGATATCTGATGAAGAAATACAACATTCCTGCAGATCATGTGATACGTCATTATGATGTGACCGGAAAGATTTGCCCGAATCCGTATGTATACAATACAGGTACGTACACTTGGGATGCGTTCAAGAAAGCTATTTTCGGACAGAATGGCGACATTCTTCCGGCGACCACGAAAACATGGTACCGTGTCCGCAAGACCTGGAAGAACGCCAGCAGCCAGATCGGAGCGTTTCAGACACTGAAGAAGGCAAAGCAGTGTGCGGATCAGCACGCCGGTTATCATGTCTACAACGATGCCGGAAAAAAGGTCTACACATCCTCCAAGTTGCCATATAAGGTACAGCCGAAAACTGCGAATGTTCCGATCAGAACGGGACCGGCCAAAACTTACAGTGCTGCCAGAACGTTTTTGAAGCCAGGTAAGTACGTGATCACAGAGGAAAAGAACGGATTCGGCAGACTGAAAAACGGCTCAGGATGGGTGTATCTTAAGAAAGTGGAGAGAGTGTAAGGAATTAAAATTCGTGTTGCATTTCGTGTTGCATAGTTTTATATTATTGTGAAAAACGTGTCTTTTAGTACAACTTACTTACATATAAAATGCAGTGTTTTTAAGGCTTTACAGAAAAGCTGATAAACACTGCATTTGTAAAAATTGTATTTGCGGGGTTCGATTCCCCTCAGGTCCATCCTGAAAAGCTCGATTTTATCGGGCTTTTTTCTTTTCGTGTTGCATTTCGTGTTGCATAAATGCTAAAAATTCTTCTTTGCTCTGTTTGGAATCCTCTTTTTCGTACAGAAGAAGCCAGGCTTTATATTTCTTCTGGTCAATATCTACAGGATTATTTTCGAGTAAATTTTCAAAGTATCTGTCGATTGTATCATCTGCTTTGATACGACCATCTGAAAAGGTGTGTGTATAGATTTGTTTCATAACCTTGTCTGTTTTCCAGCCGCCACGTTCCATGGCATATTTATCCGGGATGTTCAGCATATGCATGATAGATGCGTTTTCATGTCGCAGATCGTGAAATGTCATGTGCGGGAGATGATTCTTTTTCAGAAGCATTGACCACTTCATATAGATAGCATGACCGCTTTGAGCGACGAGATAATCGTCTGGATCACCTTTTGGTATCAATTCCATTATGTATGGAGGGATGCGGTGTTTTCGCAGACGTTTGGCTGCTTTTCCAGATTCTTTCACAGAAGCCTCGCCATTAATGTCTACCACCACCCGGTCAATCCGCAGATAGCCGTCTTCAATGTCTTTATATTTGATTCCTCGAATTTCACTCATGGAAAAACTCAGCCACATGGCAAGTAAGCACGGGAGTTCAATATCTGTTCCCTTTATGATCTCCAGGATTGTTTGTGGTGGGATCAATTCTTTCACCTTTTGGGGCACAGTTGGAAGCTTTACGCAATAAGATGCGTCTGGCATACAGGAATGGATGGCAGCGGAAATAAAGCCGTAGGTATTTTTTACCGTTTTTGGAGATATAGGCTTCGGGTTTTTCTTGTTTCTTTTTGACAGACGCTTGCAGTCGCGATTAACAGCATCTTGCAGATCATCAGATGTTATATCACGCAGTCGGGTGTCAAAAAGTGGTTTGTAGGAATCGTATTGATCTTTGCGGTAGCCCTGCATCGTAGTGCCGGATAATGCACTGTCAGATTTCTCAATATAACGCTCGATTGCTTCCGACAGTGTAATATTTATAGTGCTTTGCTTATCCTTACGTTTAGTGAGAAGAAACTGGTTAGCTGCCAATTCTGCTTCGTGCTTCCCTCTTTTGGTCGGATCATCGGAAGTGAAAGATTCATAGATTCGCTTATTTTTCCAGATTCCGGAGTTTTCATCGAATATCTTTTCAGTATGGCTATATGCAAGACAACGCCAGGATCCTGACGGTAATTTTTTTGCTGTTGGCATAGTATCATCCTCCT